TAACTGATAATCACGCAATGTATGAGAGAAATTAGTGAAAATATTATCAGTATTAACAGGTGTAAAGATTCGCGTTAGATCTTCACTAATGTTTACAGCAGTAGGTATTTGCTTATCTATTAAATATCTACGAATTTCCCAAAAAAGACCTAGATCACACTGACCAGTAGGTGTAATGGCATACTTTCTTAAAGGTATAAATTTATTTCGTTTCCTAAGAAACTTGGCATTAGGATTTTCTACTGAAAAAAACTCTCTAACAGCATTAAAAAGTTCTGGTTCACACTTAAACAATAATTTGTTAGTGTTTTTATTATAATTAAATTCTATCAAAGCTGTTCTAAACGGTTAAGTTCTACTATATTTTTAATTTCCCAGTGCATGCTCGACATTATTTTTTCTACTTTCTCTAAATATTCAATAATGTAGTCATACTCTTTTATAGAATCGTTAATAGTTTGTATTTCATCAGTAGAGTCTGCTGCTGATTCTGCTGTAGTTACCGTAAGTTTTACGGGAGATTCTTGCATAATTTTTTTAACTAAGGCAGTTTTGAGGAGTTTGCGTTTTTTAAGTAATCTACCATGTTCAATTTTCGCATCAATTAAGCGAGCTACCCAGAAATGTTTACGGGAAGGTAATTTAAGCTGTACGTCTTTAATATTAAAATCATTAATAATTAAATCATTACCTATTTCTTCTTTATATCTCTTTAGCAATTCCACAGAATTATTATAAATACTTATTACAATGAAATCAACTGTAACATTTAAAGAATTCTTTAATAAATTATATGAGGATGTTACAGCTGGTAGTGCTTTAGGAGGAACTTCTGGGTTTAATCCTCAAGCAGATTCAATTAATAGTAGTGATGCGGTATACGCGCCTAACGAGTTACGAGTAGCAAAAGGTAGTAAAGTTATTCAAACTCGTGGTAAAGCAATAAAAATAAAATCTCGCCGCAAAAAGAAAAAGTAATGGATTTAGGTCACTGGAGTACAGATTTGATATTAGAATCTAATAATAAGCCTTACGGGTTTATATACGAAATAACATGTACTGTTAACTCAAAAAAATATATAGGTAAAAAGCAATGCTTAACTTTACTAAAAAGAAAGCCGTTAAAGGGTAAAAAGAATAAAAGAATAGAGGAAAAAGAGACAGATTGGCGTACTTACACTTCTTCTTCACGGGAATTGAATGAAGATATAGTTAATTTTGGTAAGGAGCAATTTAAATTTCAAATTATTAAATGGTGTTATTCAAAATTTGATTTAGCTTATAGCGAAGCTAAAATACAGTTCGAAAAAGAGGTATTGTTAAAAGATGAGTATTATAATGGAATCATCAATTTACGCGTCGGAAGACCAAAAAAGCGTTATATATAACAACGTCTTAATAGTTGATATAGAAGGTATTCTGTTAAAAGCCTTAGTAAATATAAAAGAGATTGATATTTATCAAATAGATACCCAAAGAATACTACTTAACTATTTTATAATAGAAGTTTGCGAACATCTCAAGAGAAATAATAATATAAAAAATATTTTATATTTAAACACACTGTTACCACTAATTAATATATACGAAGCGCCAGTATTTTTAAAATTAATAGAAAAAATTTTAAAAATACTATCAATATCATACATTAAACAGCCTTATAGCTTAAATATTTTTTATAAAAATTTGTTAAGTAAATCTGATAGTGAATTAGTATCTTTCGAGCTTGCAAACTCATATTCCAAGAAAAATAACACTAGTAAAAAGATAGTAGCCTTTTTAAAACGTAATGGTCTGACGTTTCTTCATGATACATACTTTAAAGATCCATCTAATAAATTAGTGCTTTTTAAATAAATATAGATATGGATAGATTTCTACAAATAATAGAAAGTAATACCCCTGAAAAAGACTTAGATAAACTAATAAAAGGTAAAAATGAATTAGTTAGTTATTTATCTAAGCAAGATATTAAGGTAACTCCAAAAGTTTTTAATGATATAATCGAAATATTTGCTAATGATAAAAAATATGTTTTAGAATTAGTAAATGTTATACCTGTGCAGCCAGAAGATGATGAAACATCTGATGTAATAGGTATGACTGCTAGAATAGCTCAAGGAACTAGTGAAAATGCACCTAAGGCAAGAAATGTACTTAAGCGATTTCAAAATGTAGAAGCGCCAATTATAATGAAGGCAGATAGAAAAGTCAAAGAAATAGAAAGAAAAGCTTATGAAAACCCTATCAATTATTAATAACCACTTAAAAGCTCTCAATGAGCAAAATGAAATATCGCCAGAAGAGATACAGCAACCAGCTGATGCTGCAAATACACCAGATAAAGAAGTATCTGCAATAGGAGACACTGGGGGTGAATCATACTTGATAGATCTTGCTGTTAATGCATTTATATACGGTTCACAACCTGGTAAGCCTACAGAGTCGGAATTAAAAATGGTTATAGAAGCTTATAAAGCATTTAAAGAATCACAACCAAATAAAGTTGCTGCAACACTAGAAGAAATAATGAAACTAGGTAACAGCGGCGATGCAACTGTTACTAATCTTCTAACAACTAACTAAATAACTATATGTTTAAAAAGCAGGATCAAACCAACTTAGCTGAAGTATATTTACAAATTAATGAAATGAATCTCGGACCTGCTGCGATGGGTGTGCAGTCAGTAGGTAAGCCAGTTATTGTAACTATGGATATGCCTGGAGCTACTATGGAGATGGAAGATGATTGTGAGGATAATGCTCATGAACATGACCCTAGTGAAATACAGATGGCTGCAGCTGAGTTACACAAGTTATCAGAATACACCCCTAAACTCAAACAAATTGTACAGCAGCTACCCTCTATGGAAGGTTGGGTTGCTGCAAAGATAACAAAAGCTTCAGATTATATATCATCTGTGTATCATTACTTAGAATTTGAGCAGAGTGAGCATGGCTGTAACGGTAATAATATGTATACCTCACTAGGTGCTGAAAATTATTGTGAATATGCTGCGCAAGGCTGTACATGCGGAGGTTGCAGTGAATGTCATTAATATGAAAACATTTAAGCAGTTTTTTGAAAAAACAGTAATCGGTCTAATTGAAAAAATATCGTTAGATGGTATTGGTGAAGTCGATGCTAAAATAGACTCAGGTAACGGAGCCTATAACGTACTACACGGTGAAGATGTTTCACGTCAAGGTAATAAGGTTACGTTCACAACTATTAACGGTAAACGATTAATAAAAGATATAGAAGATACTATAGCTATTAATGTAGGTGCTGGTAATATCGAAGAAAGACCTGTTGTAAGGTTTAGAATGAAGTTCGCAGGTAAACAATTTGATAATGTACCTTTCAGTATAGGTAATAGATCTACTAATGAATATAAAATATTAGTAGGTAAAGACTTTATAAAGCAGCTAGATGCTCTTATTGATATCGATTCTAATTTTATAGCAGATAGACAAATTCAGGTAGATATTTAATACCAATCAGGTCTGCTTCTTTTAGTCCAATTAGCGAAATCTTTATCGTATTTTATATATGCTCTATACTGAGATATAGTATCTAGCTTATTAAAGTCAGGGAGCTCTCGACATTTACAATCTTGCGATATAGCTACTGTAAAAGGCGTCAGAGATGTTTTTTCAATTGTTGTATTATGTAAGTTTTTACTACACCATACGATAAACTCTTTGGTGAAATGCTCTTTGGATTCAGGCCATCTATACATACGCTCATTAAACTGTTCCAATGTGTGGTTAACTAACCACATAAAGTTTTCTTTAGATTCTCTCGCCCAAATAGAACATTGATGCTTAGCATAACCTTTACCTGATTTACGCGGTTTACCAGTTTTTGTTTTAGGAGTTGAGGGATGATTTAATACCTCTTGTGGAAATGCATGTGCTAACATAATAGCACCTTCAATTTGCATCTTCGAGCGTACATGTTTATCGCAAAGATCCCGTGCTGCTAACACGGGATCTTCGTTAGTTACAAAAATGTTCATACTTTATTTTAAGTATGTTCCTTATCTCGCCATATCAATAAACTTATAAAACTCCGTACGTGTCTTTTCATCTTCCATAAAATCACCGGTTAGTTTTGATGTAATCATATAACAACCTTCATGCTTAACTCCGCGATGACATGCACATGTATGCTGTGCTTTAATTACTACAGCTACACCACGGTTTTTCTCACATACCTTATCAATAGCTTCAGCGATCTGTTTTGTAGCACCTTCTTGTATTTGAGGTCTACGTGCGTAAAACTCAACAATACGATTGAGTTTACTCAGACCGATTACCTTACCTTCAAGAGAGGGTATATATGCAACGTGTGCTACTCCTGTAAATGCCAAGTGATGGTGCGAACACAATGATTTAAAAGGTATATTACATTGTGCAATAACTCCATCATAACCATCAGCTGGAAAAGCTGTAACTGATGGAGGCTCATTATAGCAGCCTGAAGCAATATCATTAACGAAAGCTTTTGCTACCCGCATAGGTGTATTAGAAGAGTTAGGATCGTTACGCCAATCAAACCCTAGTGCATCTAGATATTTTTCATAAGCTTTTGCTGCACGCTTAATTATTGTTAGTTTCTCTTTTTCGGATCTAGGTACATTTCCGTTAGCATTAGGAAGCTTTATACCTTCACCGTTATTCTCAATATCATCCAAATCATCCATAATATATATTATAAAACGATTAATCGCACTAATCAACTATAAATATATTATATGAGGAAATATTCTCAAAAAGAGTTATTATCTGAAGGTTTTTTTGATTTAATCAAAAAAACAGGAAGAGCTATGAATGTAATAGATCCAAAAGCTTCTGAAAATTTACAAAGACCTTTTAAACAAGTTAGAGGCGTGTATCGTTCTTTTGCTCCTGAAACAAAGGAGTATGCTACTTCAAAATCTGTAGAATACGTGCCTGGTTCAACAACTGCAGCTAAAAAATTTACGCATAAGAATCCTAAGATAATACAAAAAATTGCATCTACCGAAAAGGATATTTACAACAGAGAGTTAGATCCTACTAACATTACAACTATAAACATGAAGCTACCTGATGGTAAGGCTATACAAAACTTAATTGTAATAAGTAAAAGTCTGCAAGATCCGAATAAACCGCCACAACGGTATATGTATGATAAGTTTGGCAGATTTATTAAAAAGTTATAGTTGATTATAACATTACTCATTTTAAAATAAATTATGAGTAATTATCAAAGTACAAAAATTATTGAACTCGGTTCATGTGCGTTCAGACAATGGCGCGCTACCCACTCGCACTGCCGTTTCCTTCACGGTTATCAACTTAAAGCTAAACTCTGGTTTGGGGGATCGTCTCTTGATGAAAAGAACTGGATTGTAGACTTCGGAGGTCTAAAGGAGCTTAAAGCAAAACTACAGCATGTTTTTGATCATACTACAACCGTAGCGGCTGATGATCCCGAGCTAGCAACATTTGAAGAACTTGATAAAAAGGGAATTATTCAACTAAGAGTTCTTGAAAAGGGGGTAGGTATCGAGAGAGTTGCTGAGGTAGTTCATAGTATCTCTGATAGCTATATTAAATCTCTCACTAATAATAGATGCTGGGTTGATAAGGTAGAAGTATTTGAGCATGAAGATAACTCCGCTACTTTTACAGGTAATGAGGACGAGTTAAAGTATCGTAATTTTGTACTTAATCTAAAAAAGATACCTCATACCGAAACTGAAAAAGATACACTGACGGTAATCGCAGAACAACCCGAGCAACCCGAGCAACCCGAGCAACCCGAGCAACCAATGCAACAGCATTCGAATGCTGCACCTGTAGGTAACCATGTATCTCAAGGTATGGGCAATCCGTTTGCCGGTACATCCTGGGGCTGATTAATGTTTTGCCTCTAATACATCAACAATAAATCGTAGGATTTTACTTCTTACGATCTCTGTTTCACCAAATTTAAATGCGTAGATTTCATTATCTACGCATTTTTCATTATTAAAGCGTTTAAATATTTCTTCATATCCTGAAGCCTTGCCAATATCGGATTGCTTTAAATCGCCACAAACAATATATTTAGTATTTTTACCAAATCGCGTTAAAATAGTAACTAGCTCACCCTTAGTTAAGTTCTGCGCTTCATCTACTATTACAACACTATCGTTGAATGTAAGTCCTCTAACAAAGTTAACAGGTACTGCATGTATAATGTTACTAGACTGTAGTAACCCGCATGTACTATCATCGGTAACCTCTCTAACCTTTTCAATTAAAGGCATTGCGTAAGGTAAAAATTTATCATCTACCTCACCTGGAAGTGCACCAATAGATCTTGACGCAGACTCAATAACAGATCTAATGTAGGTAATACCTCGCGTCTTTTGATCTTTTATAAGCTCCAACCCAGCAAGTACGGCAATATATGACTTTGCACTACCCGCTGGTCCATCAACAAAGACCATATTAGTCTCTTCACGCTTTATGCATTCATAAAACGCTTTGTGGTTGGTATTGAAGTAGAAGGGCTTTTTAATTTTAAAATTAAAAAGCCAGTTTTTTTGGATAGAATCTTCGATATCTACTAATTCATCCAAACCTGCATTTTTACGCTTACGCGTAGGGGACTTGTGAGTCATGCACTAGTATTTATTCAAAA